TCGTAAAATCCCCTCTCTACTGGGCAGCAATGCAAGCACGGGCACGAGAACGAGACGCGTACGTGCAGCGCCAGCTTGAGTTTCTGGACTGGAAAGTGTTCTCGGTGTGGGAGCACTCGCTATCGGTGGGGTCGGAGATCGATTCTATCCTGAGAACCTTGACCAAACTTTAAACCCTGATAATCTGCTAAGCAGATGAGCTCAAAAAGCGAGACCTACCAGCTTCAAAGGACTCTCCAATACCTCAAGGAAGACATCTACAGACTCCAAAAACGGGTAGATGAACTTGAGGGGAAGACAAGCTTCCGCAGCTTCATGGACGAACTGGAAGTCGAGGCGGAGCGAGCAGGTCCCGAGGTACTTGCCGAGCTTCGTGCGTTCGATCGGCATTTTGCGCGGAAGCTAGAAAAGCTAATCCGACTGACTGAAGAGTTTGGTGGGTATGAGGCAGAGGACACTAACCCCAAGCCTGTGACATAGTCCTGCCGTGGCGGAACCAAAGAAGAAAATGGGTAGGCCTACTACCTACAAGCCCGAATACTGCCAGCGCATTATTGAACTGGCTACGGACGGCCGGACTATTGAGGAGTGGGCGGCAGATATTGGCGTGTGGCCAGGTCGTATTCATGAGTGGGCCGAGGCGAACGAAGACTTTCAGAACGCTAAGAAAATAGCACAGGCTTTGTGTGCTGCCTGGTGGATCCGACAAGCCAGGGAAAACCTAGTTTCTAGGGGTAACCCAGCTGTCCTGATTTTCTGTCTCAAGAATATCGCGAAATGGACGGATAGGCCGGACTCCGAGATTTACGGGCAAAACGGCAAACCCGTGAAAGCCAAGACCTTGAGCTGGCTCGATGTAGCCATGGAAGGCTGCCAGAATGTCATTACCCTGCACCCACAGACAACACCACCACCGCCTGCCGCCGCAACATCTTAAAAATCTAAATAGGCAAGGCAAAAGAAACCTATATGCTGTGTGTTTGCGCAAGGTTTCGTATAAATCAGAGCAAGATGCCTGGGAGGTCGCTAAACGCGTCTACGAGCAACGAAATGTGGTGCTCGGATTCTACGGGTGTACGTTTTGTAAGGGCATTCACCTGTATGACAAGGATAAAGCCAGAAAGAAAACGGCTTGACCCCGGCCGCTGAGGTTCTAAAGCAGGCTCAAGCCCTCCCCGTAGATTGGCTTGAGAAGACTTTTGGGTGCGGCTTGTGGAAACGCCAGTGCGAGATCATCGAAAGCTTTGCTACCAATCCTGAGACCTACGTCCCCTCCGCACATGCGACTGGGAAGAGCTACACAGCGGCCCATGCGGTGCTGTGGGCCTTGTACACGCATCCGTGGGCAAAGGTGGTAACGACCGCCAGCAGCTACCACCAGGTCGTTTCTATCTTGTGGGCCGAACTTAGGCAGGCTTGGCAACGGGCTAAAATCCCCCTCGGCGGCCCGGAACCAAACCTTACGGAACTCGAGCTAGGTCCAGGTTGGTCTGCGGTTGGTATGAGCACTGACAATCCTGTACGCATGCAGGGTGTGCACGCGCGGGGTGGTGTTTTCATGATCGTGGATGAGGCCGACGGCATCCCTGATGAGATTTGGCAGGGCATTCGGGCCAATCTGTCTACAGGTGAGTGTCATCTGCTAGCGATTGGTAACCCGGTTGACCCACAAAGCTATTTTGCCAAGAAATGCTCGGCTTCCAATGTTTCCGTGCTTCCCATCAATGCGTTTGATACTCCGAATTTCACGGCTTACGGACTAGTCCTAGAAGACTTCGTGTCCGGGGCTTGGCAGTCTAAGATTACTGGCCCACTTCCGGCGCCCTACCTGATTTCCCCACAATGGGTAGCTGACTCCCTACGTGACGAGGGCGGGGACATTAATAGCCCCTTCTTCCTCTCACGAGTGCGGGCCATCTACCCGGACATGTCCGAGGATTCGCTCATTCAGCAGGCTTGGATCGAGAAGGCCTGGAACAACTGGCGCGATGACAAGTGTGGCGGGCCTCGCGTAGCCTGGGGTGTGGATGTGGCACGCTACGGTGACGACAAGACCGTGCTCGCTAAGCGTGAGGGGGGTCGCTACCGAATCGTGGATACCGGGAACCAGATGGATTCCGAGGAAGTGTCCTCGATGGTTCTAAAGAACTACCACATGGACCGCATACAGCGCGGTGGCAGCTCACGAGACAAGGCGCCCGTCGCCATCGACGTCATTGGTGTAGGTGCAGGTGTGTATGACCGTCTGAAAAAGGACGTTCCCTCTATAGCCGTGGAATCCGCGGGATCCCCGGAATGTACATGTAGCGCGAAGAGTGACCACAAGGCCGACTGCTCACGCATGAAGTATCTTAATAAGAGGGCTGAAATGTGGTGGCTGTTTCGTGAGGCCCTACGCCTCGGTGAGGTGGCTCTAGATCCAAATGACCGGCAGCTGGCGCGCGAGCTGGTGTGCGTGAAGTACAAGATTAACAAGGGAAAAGTGCAAATCGAGGAAAAGTCCGAGATCAAGAAACGCCTTGGCAAATCCCCCGATAGGGCCGACGCTATTGTTTACGCCTCGATCACGGACCGTAGCAGTGTGACGGGGTGGCTTGAGGCGATGCGCGCTGTTTAGCAGGCGGTTGGTCTGAGTTGCGCTAAGCTCTTTTTCTGCTAGTCTCTATGCATGGATATCAAAGACCAGATAGACGCCGCATATACACGTGGGCTGACTGAGGGGCTGCGTCGGGCTGCATCGGCTCGATCGGCTGCCTTGCGGGAGGCCGCAGAGATTGTGCTGTCTGCTAAGACCAGCGACTTAAACGAAATTGTAAATGCCATCCGTGCGCGTGCCTCCGGTATTACCCGCTGATTTTCACTTGAAAAGCTTCTGAGCTAGGCGATACTTCTATCATGATCGTAGATAGACGCGCCCGCCCAGATGAGACTAGCCCCGGTATCGTGCACGTAGCTGTCACCGCTCGCCGAGTAGCCACTGCGACCATTGTAGAAGGCCACCTAGGCGAGATGGCCAGCGAGGGCTGGATCTATCGTCGGACTGCCACAGGCTTCGTTCTTGAGGCCCCGGGTTATTTCGAGCGGTCTATCAATGCGGCTATAGACGCGGCACTGTCTGACTTCGATGTCGATTTTTGAAAAAATAGATTTGACAGATCGATAGAAGTGGACGATATTCTAAGTATGAACACGAACACAACGCATACTGAAGTCAAATACCTCGTGGCAGTGAAAGACGGTAGTCAGATTCTTTACGGGGCTGCACTAGGCGCGGACATCACTTGGACTACCTACATCACGCAGGAAGTAAGTGAGGCTACGATGCTTGCGCTGGTCGAGGAGGCCAAGGCGAGCAGCGTGCCGTATGACGTCGTCCGCTACACCACGCTCTATGCTAACGGCGTAGCATCACGAACGTCGGAGCGCGTGGCTGGCAATGCCAAATTGATTTGACATATTGATAGAAGTGGACGATATTCTATTTATGGAGGCCACAATGATTCAAGAGCTGCTGACTGAGTGTGAAGCCGAGGCGATGAAACAGGGTCATGAGGGCGAATGGCAGCCGACTGCCACAGACCTAGTGTGGGTTTGTGCAGCCCTGGGACACAAGCCGACACGCGAGGAGTGGGCAGAGGCCGGATTGCCCTTAGTGGGTAGCATGCATGTGGCGGATGACAGTGGACGGTAGACGGACTAATGGCGGTGCGCGTAAGGGGGCCGGGCGCCCGAAGGGGGATCGCCCGCCACTAGAGCGCCTGACCTTTCGCCCGACTGCAGAGCAGATGCTGGCCCTAAAGAAGGCCGCTGACGCGAGAGGCATAGTCCTTGGTACGATGATGCGTGTAGTGGTCAGTGAGTGGCTCGATCTTGAGACTCTGGGATGGACGACTAATGTACGATAAGATTCAGTGCTCCCCATACCGTGTGCTTGATCCGTATACTAAGAATGTATTGGCTGTCATTAATGTCTTTGAGTCCATTACTCCGCCGGAGCGGGCTTTAGATACACAGGGGTTTGCATACTTTGACGCACGATATCCGACTTGGTTTATCCTTGGCGCCAAAGATATGCCGATGTCGGCCCACTACGGAATATACTATTTCGGTCGTATGCAGATATGGAGCGGGGGGCGCTGTGTGGCTCTACTAGAGCGGGAAGATGCCGAGGAGAAGCATAAGGACGGCTGCCCTCGCTGCGGCCGCCCAGGTAACTTCGTAAAGATGGCTTTGGTCTGTAGTTTGCATGGTGTCTTTGGCGGGATATAGGGAGCTGTATGTTTTCAAGAGATGAATGGCCTGACGTCCTCTATGTAGTCTTTTTCCTTGCTGTATTCTACATTGTGTTTGGTTTTATGGCTGGCGGGTGTGCTCCGCCTCCGCTGCCAGCGAGTGTCAAGCCACAGGTCCAGAAGGTCTGTAAGGCCATCAATGACGCGTCGGAGAAAGTCGGAGGGGGCGAGCTGGTTTTAGTGAATTTCGAGGACTCCTCGCTTGAGGGCTTTGCCCTAGGTGGTAAGCGGGTGTGGGTAACTGAGAACAGGATCAGTCCTCAGGCGTGCGGGTACTACTCGCCTGAGCGATCTGAGATAGGTATCAGCTTTGCCTGTGAGGACAGCTCCATGGCCTTGATCCATGAGATCGGTCATGCGATGGGACTACAGCATTCAACGGATGTGAGGTCCATTATGTATCGTACTGTAACGAAAGGTTGGACTGTGGAGACAGCGGCAAAAAGTCTTATCGATGAGTTGTTGATACACGATCCTGGACACTATGAGGTGATCGATGGCGAATGAATCTTCTTGCAGCGGCTGTTATCTTTGCGGTGAGACTACTCTGTGTAAGGACCTGGTGGAAGTCGAGATCTATCGGGAGGGCTTCGGCGGACCTTATACGGGCTACATATGCCCAACATGTGATGCATCCGAGCCTTTGGAACGCACGGCTTTTGACGAATACTTCGATGAGCGGATGCAGGACCCGGAATTCGCGGCCGAGTACGCGCGTGCTAGCCAAGAGATTGATGCGCTGGATGAGATGATTACAGATAGGACCGAGAAGAACCCGGATTTTCCTGAACTTCTTGAAAAAGCCACGGAAAACAGGCGCAAATGAAAATAGCTTACTGTTTCGCTGGTCATCTCAGAGACTACAGGCGAAACCAGTATATCCAGGAAAACCTTTTTGCCCCTAATTCCTTGGATTTTGACGTCTTCGTATTTACATACAGGCTCAGAAACAGCCCTAACGGTTTATGGCATAAGGACAACGGGCTCTCGACTATCCCCGTCACCAAGGACGACGAGGAATGGATCCGGGAGCACTACCCTAACATCCGGGTTTTCGAGGTTGACCCGTTGACTGGGGGAGACGATCACTCACCGCCCGAGTATCAAAAGCTCGGGAGCCGATGGACCGGCACACGTATGACTGAGATTCGCGAGGCCTGGTACACGGAACGGGGGATGCAGCCTAACCTCGTGGTCAATATTAGATTTGATGTGTGTCTAAAGGAACCTGTTGTTTTACCTTACCCACAGCCGATGACGGTGTATGGTAACTACAATTCTTATGCCACACGCAAAGGCCTCGATGGAGATACCTTTACCTACGCGTCACCAGAGTCTATGCATCTGTGGTCTACACCGGCATATCCAGATACTCTTCGGCACGAGATCGCTAGCTACGGATACGTGGGTGAGAGGCTGTGGACCAACCACCGTAAGGCAAGGGGGCTTGCCTACATCCCACACAAACTAAAGATGTCTATCCTCAGGACGGATGGGTCGGAGCTAGCCATCCCGCTATAGCCTCGCAAAAAACCCCCCACCCCATCTAGACTTACCACTAGATGGGTATCGTCAAACGTCCAGATTCCAAAGCCTCACGTACGGCAAGGGCCGATAGCTACGTCAATCTGATCAATGGGCTTGGCGATCCCTCTAAGGATCGGACTCAAGCCTCTAGCTTCGTTTCCCCGCTCAGTAAGTCTGATACCTACTATGAAACCCTGTTCGACGGTCAGCCCATTGCCCGTCGGATAGCTGAGTTACCTGCTAGCGAGTCGATGCGTCAGGGATTCGTGTTGAATTTAGGCGAGGATGCTGACACGGAGCTTCGGAGTGAGTTGTGCGCCCAGTTCGATGCGCTCGAGGGTCATAGGGTTTTCACTGAGGCGATGTCTTTTGCGCGAGCACTCGGCGGAGCAGTGGTTTTTGTCGGTGCGAATGACGGGCAGGCCCTAGACCAGCCCCTCAACCCTCTGACCGTTCGGGAGGTCCTCTATCTCAAGGCGTTGAGCAAGGCCGACCTCCAACCCCTGCCGCAGTCAATGGTGCGAGACCTGAATAGCGCGGATTTCGGGAAACCAGAGCTTTATCAGTGCCGCATTTCGGGGGACGCTGGGACGGAGCAGGTCATAGTCAATGTTCA